GCTTGGTTTTGATGCCGCGGGGAAATTGCAGCGGCATCTCGTGAAACCGGTCTTTGAAGCCTCACTCACCTATGAGCCCGGCGAAGGCGTGATCGAGGTCGTAGCAGGCGACAAAGACATTCGGGTTGCCATGGCGAGCATGATGGGCCGCACGCTTATGGACATCGAGTTCAAGGGCGAGATTCTGCCTGCGCGCGAATATGACCTGAGCGTCCTGATGGTGCCCTTCGACTTCCCGACCGATCCCCGGGCCCCAGCCGATCAGGTGATCGAAAGGGTTCAGGTTCGCGAGCTTCGTTTCCAGCCGCTAGACCTGACAGGGCAGCGCGTCACGCTAGAATGCGATGGCTCGGGAGGTGAAACCATCTGGGATATGGCAGACCGGCATATCGGTCCTGCCGCGCAACGGCGCGATGATTGGTCCATCACGCGAGCGCGCCTGATCGTCAAGCTCGCTCCCCAGGGCAAGTCACGCCGGTCTCGGAGTTTGAACCTGACGATCACCGTGCCACACGGCTGCAACCTGAAGGGCATGACCCCGGCTGAACAGCTGGTTGGAGAGAAGTACTTGCGCGACTGGGGAATCTTGAAAGGCAAGCTGGAGGTAATCGATGGGGCGGATAGCACATAAGGGAGCCGTCGACCTCCTGCTGAAGATTCTCGAAACTCGGTCGGCCAGAATGGCAGGCTCGATCATGACCGGCAGCTACGGTGAAGCTACGCACATGCTGATGGGGTCTGGGATCTTGCTGAACGTCGGGCGGGCGGAAACCGTCGCCTCGATGGACGATTTCGAAGATGAACCAACGCGGGTGGATTGGTCGGCGGAACAGGGATCGTTTGGTTACCACGCCAGCGACGGCCGATGGGTTGCCGTGCCCGCTGAGGAACTTGCCATTTACGGTGTGGCGATGACGAAGTTCCTCAACCAACTTCTGGTCAGCTGCGAACACCTTTCAGAAGGAGGCAAGGACCCCCTCGTTCCCAATGTTGTCTGGGACCTTGGCACTGTGCGGCTGCACGGCCGCGGCAAGCCGGTTTCGGTATGGTTCGCTCGCAAGCTTTCTGATGCCCGGCACCGCAGCGCGCTTGAGGCCATGGTGGCCAGACGCCCGCCCGCAGATTTACGTATTGTAATCACGTCAACGGCTGACTGCCTGGACCTGGATGCTGTCAGTCATGTCCTTGTTTCGATGCGTGACGTTCTTGAGGCGCCTGACGGCATCGTCGTCGATCCAGCCATTCTCGCAAAGCGGCTAATGCTTGTGCCTTCCTCGTTGCTCAAGCCGGTCAAGCATTCGCCTGACTACGGCACCATTTACATCGGTGACGCGAAATTTGAATTCACTGGTTTGCAGCACCGCGCAATCCTCAAGATCTTGGTGGATGCCTACAACAGCGGCGATCCGGTCTGGCTAACCGCAGATGTGCTTGTGGAAGTGAAGGCGGGGGACAAAGTGACAAACCTCGGTCGTGCATTCAGCGGCAACAAGCACTGGCGAAAATTCATCAAGGAAAAAGCTGGTCAGTGCTGGATCGAGTTTTGAGCCCACCGTCACCTTGACTACAAAGCCGCCCTCTGGCGGCTTTTTTCATTGCCGACGCGCTCCTTCCGTTTTCCCTTCCTTCCACCTTCCCGTCCCCTTCAACCTCCTCAGGCAAGGTCCTCCCCACGGTTGCTCACAAACCGATGGAGACCTGAATGACTACGAGGCATTTGAATCAAACCGAACTTGCGGTTCGCTGGACAGTATCGCCCCGCACATTGGAGCGGTGGCGGTTCACGGGCGAAGGCCCGCAATTCATGAAGATCGGCGGGCGCGTCGCGTACCGCCTCGAAGACGTCGAAGCCTATGAGGTGGAGCAGACCCGCCAAGCGACGCCCGGCGTGCGCCGCAGCCCCAACGACGGGGTGGCGGCATGACCATCCTCAACCACATCACGCTCGAAGCGCTCGCGCGTCTGCCGATCGCCGAGATCATTGGCCTACCAGCGACGGAACTCGCGCGCCTTCAGAAGGAGGCCGATCAGGCGTTGCGCAAGGCCAAGCTCACCGTGGCCTGGCTCGACGGTGCCCTCCTGCAAAAATATGCCGAGCGCGCCAAGGCTGCACGAGCAGATGCCGAAAAGGATTTCGGCGTTGCGCGCTTCACCGATGGTGATGTCACAGTCGTGGCCGACCTGCCGAAAAAGGTGGAATGGAACCAGCGTGACCTCGAGGGTCTCGTCGAGCGGATCAAGGCTGAGGGCGAAGACCCGCGCGACTATGTCGAGATCAGCCTGAAGGTCGCAGAGCGTAACTACGCCTCCTGGCCAAAGCACATCCGCTCGCTGTTCGAGCCGTCGCGCACTGTGCGTGCCGGTAAGGAGACGTTCGAGCTGATCGTCGAGAAGGAGGGCAACTGATGTCGCTCCCCATCATTCTCGCCGATCAGCGGCTGGCTGAACGCCGCGGCATCAAGGCGGCCATCTTCGGCCGTAGCGGAATTGGCAAGACCTCACTGCTGTGGACGCTGCCGCCGGACACAACGTTGTTCTATGACCTTGAGGCGGGTGATCTCGCCATCGAGGGCTGGAGCGGCGATACGATCCGCCCGCGCACCTGGGAAGAGTGCCGTGATTTCGCGGTCTTCATTGGCGGCGCTAATCCTGCCATTCCAGATGGCCGTCCTTACAGCCCGCGTCACTTCAAAGACGCCTGTGCCAAGTTCGGCGATCCGCGGGCACTGGACAAATACGCCACCATTTTTGTGGACTCGATCACGGTTGCGGGCCGCCTTTGCTTCCAGTGGGCAAAAGAACAGCCCGAGGCCTTCTCCGAGAAGACCGGCAAGCCTGACATCCGCGGCGCTTACGGCTTGCATGGCCGCGAGATGATCGGCTGGATCACGCATCTTCAGCACACCCGCATGAAGGACGTGTTCTTCGTCGGCATCCTCGATGAGAAACTCGACGACTTCAATCGCAAGGTCTTCGTGCCGCAGATCGACGGCGCCAAGACCGGGCTCGAATTGCCGGGCATCGTCGATGAAGTGCTGACAATGACGGAATTGGCTGATGGCGCGAAGCAGCTGCACCGGGTCTTCGTCTGCCAGACGCTGAACCCTTGGAACTATCCCGCCAAGGATCGTTCTGGCCGCCTCGATCTCGTCGAAGAAGCCCACCTTGGCCGCCTCATCGCCAAGATCGGCGAGCCCGGCCGCTCCCCTCTCGAACGCCTCACGTTCAGCCGCCCGGGGCCTGTCGCTCCGGACGCCGCTCACCCCAACGCCACACCCTGATCTAGGAGCATCTCCATGACAAACGCATGGAACGATTTCAACGACGCCAAGCAGAACGCCAACCTTATCCCGAAGGGTACCATCGCCAAGGTCCGGCTCACCATCCGCCCCGGCGGCTTTGATGATCCCGGCCAGGGCTGGACCGGCGGCTATGCCCGCCGCGGTACCACGGGTTCCATCTATCTCGATGTCGAATACACAGTCCTCGAGGGTCCCTACGCTAAGCGCAAGATCTGGTCGATGATCGGGCTCTACAGCGCGTCCGGCCCGAACTGGGCCAACATGGGCCGCAGCCTTGTGCGCGGCATCCTCAACTCGGCGCGCGGCCTCTCTGACAAGGACAATTCGCCCGAGGCGCAGAATGCCCGCCGTATCTCGGGCTTTGCGGATCTCGATGGGATCGAGTTCGTGGCCCGCATCGACATCGGCAAGGACAGCAATGGCGAAGACAAGAACGACATTCGCCAGGCGGTGACGCGCGACCACAAGGAGTATGCCGCTGCCACGGCAGGCAATGCACATGCCCCTGCCTATGCGCCCCCGCAGCCGTCCTATTCGGCTCCGGCCCAGCAGTCGGGCTACGTGGCCCCGCAGGCCCAGCAACCTTCCTATGCACCCCAGGCCCCGCAGCAGGCAGCTCCTGTGCCCGCCGCCAGCGTGCGTCCCACCTGGGCGAAGTGAGGTCACACCATGCTGCTTCGCCCCCGTCAGAAACTCTTCGTTGAGCGCAGCCTGTCTGCGCTCGACACCCACCGCAACACGCTTGGCGTCGCCCCGACGGCGGCCGGCAAGACGATCATGCTCTCGGCCGTTGCCGGTGAGATGGTGCGTGGCACGGATGCCAAGGCCTGCGTGCTGGCCCACCGCGATGAGCTGACCGAGCAGAACCGCACCAAGTTCGGCCGCGTCAATCCTGAGGTCACCACCTCGGTCGTCGATGCAAACACGAAGTCCTGGAGCGGTCAGGTGACGTTCGCGATGGCGCCGACGCTTTCACGCGCCTCGAACCTTGCCGATATGCCGGCGCTCGACCTCCTCGTCATTGATGAGGCGCATCACGCGGTGGCTGACAGCTACCGGCGCATCATTGACCACGCCATGCAGCGCAACCCGTCTGCCAAGATCTTTGGCGTTACCGCCACACCAAATCGTGGCGATAAGAAGGGGCTGCGCGAGGTCTTCGACAATGTCGCCGACCAGATCCGCATCGCCGAGCTGATTGCGTCCGGCCACCTCGTGCCCCCCCGCACCTTTGTTATTGATGTCGGCGTGCAGGATGCATTGAAAACGGTGCGCCGCGTCGCGGCTGACTTCGACATGGGCGAGGTTGACGCCATCATGAACAAGTCGCCGGTCACGGATGCCGTGATCGCCCACTGGAAGGAGAAGGCCGGCAATCGTCAGACGGTGGTCTTCTGCTCGACGGTCGATCACGCTTGCAATGTCGCCGATGCATTCAAGGCAGAAGGGGTTTCGGCGGCGCTCATCCACGGTGAGATGGGGGATGCCGACCGCAAGGCCACACTCGCCGCTTATGATCGTGGCGAGATCCAGGTCATCACCAATGTGGCTGTGCTGACCGAGGGG